AGAAAACCAATAGCAAAAGAATTTAAAAAGAAAGTTAAAGAAATATTAAAAGATGTTAGAAAATATGGAATGTATGCCACAGATGAATTATTAGACAACCCAGATTTAATAATAAAAATGGCAACTAGATTAAAAGAAGAAAAGACAAAAAATAAAGAGCTTGAAGATAAGATGAAAGAAGATAAGCCAAAAGTATTATTTGCTGAAGCAGTATCAATAGCGAAAAATACCATATTAGTTAGAGAAATGGCAAAATTAATAAAGCAAAATGGAGTTGATATGGGAGAAAAAAGACTATTCATTTGGCTAAGAGAGAATGGATATCTAATAAAGAAAATAGGAACAGATTATAATATGCCAACACAAAGGTCTATGGACTTAGGATTATTTGAAATAAAAGAAAGTCCAGTTCTTCACTCAAGTGGAGAAATTGAAATAAGTAAGACACCAAAGATTACTGGTAAAGGGCAGCAATATTTCTTAAATATATTTTTAAAAGATAAAATAGCATAGATAACAGAAAGCACTTAGTTAATTCTAGGTGCTTTTTTATTGAAAAGGAGAGTGATTATCTTCAAATAATTTCAATTATTATAAAAGATAATTCGTGTTTTTAGTATTATACACGTAAAAGAATAAGAGCTAAATTGTTGACATACAACGTTAAAAATGAAAGGAGCAAATAAATGAATAAAGATGAATTAATTAAGTTAGGACTAACAGAAGAACAAGCAATGAAGTTAATGGAAAAATATGGGAATATGATTCCACAAGGTAGATTTAATGAAGTTGTAGAAGAAAAGAATAAGTTAAAAGTAGATTTAACTGAAAGAGATAAACAATTATCAGAATTGCAAAAGAACAATTCAAGTAATGAAGAATTAAAAAAACAAATTACTGAATTACAAGAAAAGAATCAAGCTAGTGAAAAAGAATATCAAGAAACATTAGCTAAAATAAAACTTGATAATGCTTTAGAACTTGCTTTAACAACTGCAGGAGCTAAAAATAATATAGCTGTAAAAGCATTATTAAAAATGGAAAATATAAAAATGGATAATGACAAGGTCATAGGTTTAACTGAACAAATAGAAGAACTAAAAAAGACAAGTGATTATCTATTTAAGGTTGAAGAAAAAACACCACCAGCACCAGCAGGAACAACACCAGCTAATCCAAATGGTAGTGGAAACCCTGCTGAATCTAAAGTAACATTAGGTAGTGCTTTAAGTGCATTTTATAAAGGTATTAATTAAAAATTTTAGGAGGTAAAATATGCCAGCAATAACATTAGCAGAAGTAAGACAAGGACAATTAACAGATCTAGAAAAAGGAGTAATTGATGAATTTACAAGAGGAGATTATTTATTTCAAGCAATACCATTTGACCCAATAGCTAACCCAATAAAAGGTGGGGCAGGTTGGTCAGCGTCTTATGTACATTTAAGTGAAGAATCTCAAACAGGCTTCAGAGGTATCAATGGAAAGTATGATGATACATTTGCAAAAAAGAAAATGAAAACAGCAGAAGTAAAAGTTTATGGAGGTTCATTCTCTATTGATAGAGCATTAAGAGATCAAGGTGGAGTAGAAAATGAAGTTGCTTTGCAAATGGCTCAATTAATTAAATCTGCAAGAAAAGGATTTTCATATTATTTAATAAATGGATCAGTTGCAACATCAGGAGATCAATTTGATGGATTAGATACATTATTAAAAGGAACAGCTACAGATATGCTAGCTCATACAACAGGATTTGATTTATCTACATTTGCAAAAGTAAAAGAAAATGCACTTGAATTTGCAACAAAATTAGATGAATGGTTATCATTATTAGATGAAAAACCTCATGCTTTAATAGGAAACTCTAAGATGATTACAAAGATAAAAGCAGCGGCAAAAGTTGCAGGGTTATATACTTTAACTCCAACAGCTTATGGATCACAAATTGATTCTTATGATGGTATTCCATTAATCACAGTTGAGAAATATATTCCTAAGGGAGAAACAGTAGCAAAAGAAACAATAACTATTGATAATGCTACTGGAAACACTTCTTTATATGCAGTGAGATTTGGAGAAGATGCTTTATCAGTTGCATCTCCATCTTCTGGAAAAATAATTGATGTAATTGCCCCTGACTTCAATGTAGCTTCTGAACAAGCAAGAGGACTTGTTGAATTAAGAGGAGTGCCTATTCTAAAATCTTCAAGATCTTGTGGAGTATTAAGAAACATAAAAGTACAATAATAGGAGGTAAAATATGTTTATAATAAAAACTAAAAATGAAAGCTATACTGGAGAAATATCTGGTGTAGCTTTTTTAAATGGGATAGCAAAAGTTAAAGACCTATCAACAACTGATATTGAATGGTTTAAATCTTATGGACATACAGTAGAAGAAACAATAGAAGAAGTTACTACTGAAGAAACAAATGTTGAAGAAGCAAAAACAGAAGAAGTTAGTAAAAATAAAAAAGGGAAATAATTATGATAGATATTATTGAAGATAAAGAAAAGATTATACAAGACTTAAAAAATATATTGCTTGGATATAATTATACTTTACAAGATGATGATAAACTATTTGATATTATTTTACCTAAAAACTTACAAAATCTTAAAAATCTATTAAACAGAGAAGAAGTGCCAAATGAATTATACTATGTATTTCTATGTAGATGTGTAGGTGATTTTCTTAACACCAAATATTCCACAAATACTTTGAATATAGATACTCTTAACTTTGAGCCAATGTTAGCCTCACTTACAGAGGGTGGAGTTTCTATGAGTTTTAAGGGTAATACTAATCAAGAAACTTTTTCAAATGTAATACAAGGACTAATAAACTATGGAAAGCAAGAAATATATAGATATAGATTTGTGGGGTGGTAATTATGTTTGATTATGCTAGGAAAATACTAGAAAAAACATACACTGGAAAATGTAATATATATGGTACTGAACTATTTACAGATGAAAATGGAATAACAGATGAAAGAGAAGGGGTATTAGTTAAATCTGATATCCCTTGTTTCTTATCGTATGAAAGTAATCCTGTAGCAATTCAAGGGGATTATGGAGTAGCAACATCTGTAATAAAATTATTTTTAAGTCCAGATATAGAAATTTCTCTAAATTCTGATATTGAAATAACTCAAAATGGAATCACAAAGAAGTATAAACATAGTGGAGAAGTAGCAATGTATAAAACACATCAGGAAATTACTTTAGTTAGTGAAAGGAAAGCCTAATGAAATTAAATATTGATCTTTCTGAATTTAAAAGATTTACTGAGAAAAATGTAAAGCAATTAAAAGAAAACTATGATAAAGCTATTGATGATTCTTTGAATGAGTTAGGTGGAAGGTTATTAAATAAAGTCATAAGAAAAACTCCTGTTGGAAAAAGTATAAAAGGTTTTAAATACTTTGGAAATAAAACAGGAGAGCTTGTAAGATATACAAAAGGTAAAAATAAAGGCAAGTATAAAACTAAAACTGTTATTAATCACATAGGTGGAAATTTAAGAAGAAGTTGGTATGTATCTAAACTTATAAAAAGTAATGATAAAAGGTTTATTACTCTTTATAATGTAGCAAGATATGCTATTTATGTAGAATATGGGCATAGACAAACACCAGGTAGATTTGTACCAGCTATTGGGAAAAAGTTAAAAGCTAATTGGGTTAAAGGTAGGTTTATGATGACTAATTCAGTAACTGAAATTAATAAAATTAGGCAAGCAGTATTTAATAGGAATTTAGCTAAATATATGGAGGATAAGGAGTAATGAAAGTTTTAAATAATATAGCAAAAGCTATCACAAAAAATTATCCTGGTAAAAAAATAAATATCAATGATATAACACAAGGCTTTGAAATTCCTAGCTTTACATTACAATTAGTAAATCATAGGGATACCACAATAGCAGGTGTTAAATTTAATAAAGTTTATACTGTTGATGTTATTTATCATGGAGAGAAGGACAAAGATATATTCCAAGTAGCAGATGAATTAATTGATAAAATCACTCTTGATATTAAGGATTTTAAAATTTTAAATTATGAAATTGAAATAATTGAAAAAGAAGCTCATACAATTGTTGAATTAATGGAATGTAATATCAAAAAAGTTAATCTAGAAGATGATAATTCATTCTATTCTAAATTGAAAAAGGCAGTTGAAAAGATAAGTCAAAAAAAATGTGATTTCATTAATACGGACCTTACAGGAGTAGATTTAAAAAAAGGAATATTTATAATTCAACCTCAAGAATTAAGTGCAGAAACAATTAGTATTAATCATAAAAAGCAATATGATAGAACTATAAATCTAATTTATCTTGAGGATAATTATTTTAATATAATGCCATCTATTAGTTGGTTTGAAGAACAAATGAAGTTGCTATGTGAAGATTTGGAATTAAGAAAAAGTTATATAAATATGGATTACTCAGTAAGTTTTAATTATGGTAATGATGATGAAATTTATAGTGCAATAGTTAATATTAATGCTGAATTAATTGTGAAAGAGAGGTAAAAAATGGATATACAATTTTTAGTTGGAAAACAAACTGCAGAAGGGACTGCTAAATTAACTGGATTAAATCAATTAGATTGTACAAATTATGGTGTAGTACCTAAAGTAAATAAAACAACAAGTAAAGCAATAGGTGCTGGAAGATGGGAAAGAGATGGATTTGTATCAAAAGTTGAAGTCAATGGAGATTTAACTATTGAAGCAACGACAGGGCAATTAGAAATATTATTAGAAGGTGCAGGATTTAAAGGAACAAAAAGTGGAAAAAACCAAGACTTTTTACCTGGACCATTCGATAATTTCTTAACACTTATTTCAAATAATATTGAAGATGACATAGCAGAATATGCTCAAGATTGTTTAGTATCTAGCTTAAAGATAAGCACTCAAATGGAAGCATTTGTAAACGTAACTGCTAATATTCTAGGTAAAGAACACAAGGTACTAAATAATAAAATAAATGCTACTCCTGTTGCATTAAAAGGAGAATCATTAATTTGCTTAGGGGCTATTATAAAAGAAACTTCAACAGATATGACTGCAAAAATAGAATCAATAGATATAAATATTGATAATAAACTTGAAGGAAAAGGGGCTTTAAATACAGTCTATACAACTAAAATTAGACAAGCTGATAGAGGAACAGTTGGGCTTAATTTAACTTTCAATAGTTTTGATAAAGATAGTTATAAAAGTGCTTATGAAATGCTAAGAAAAAATACATCTTATGTTGTAGAAGTTACTTTAGCAGAAACAACAGATCCAACAAAAATAGTTAAATTAGAATTTCCAAATGTAAAAGTTTCAAATGTGGAAGCAACTAATTTAGATGGTGCTGGTGGAATGACAAAAGAATTAACTGCTTATTATGATAAAGCATCACAAACACCAGTTAAAATAACATTTGAAAATTACCATGATGCGTAAGGAGTAGGAAATGAAAAAAGAAAAAACAGAGGATATAAAAGAACCTATTGAAGAAAAGAAAGTTAGTTATATAGTTAACTATGGGAAAGATGGAGATATTATAGCAGTTGAAACAGTAGGAACATTTAGAAATATGATGAATTTCTATAATAAACCACGTGAAACTGTTAGAGTTTTATCAGATGCAAAAGCTTTTGAAACTGTCAAAATTCACTATACTTTTGAAGAAATGCCAGAATTTGAATTATTATTGGCACAAACTTTAAAGATTACTTTAGAGAACAAAGAAGTAGATAAAACAGCTGAAAATTTAATGAAATTCTTTGATAAAGAGCCTCATACTTTTCAAAAAATATTAGATGAAATAATGAAAAACTCTGAAAATAGGGGTTTCAAGATATAGAACAAGTCTACTATAAGGCTTGTTCTTTTTATATGAGAGGACACAAGGCAGCCAATAAGGATAAATATCAAAAAATAATTAATGATATTCATAGATACAATATGTACTTTGAAACTAAAGGTATGGATAGCTCATATTACTATATACATAGATTACCTTTAAATCTTGGTTATGATGATCATCCTTATTGGCTTATTGAAAAAATCAATTTTATCTTAAGAGTAACAAATAAAATTTATTCAGAAATGAGAAAAAGGGGAAGTTAATATGAGTGATAAGAAATTAAAGACAGTTATAGAAGTTGTTGATAAGTATTCAAAAGAATTAAAAGACTTCTCTAAAAAAATAAATGAAACAAATGATGAGTTAAAGAAACTACAAGATAATTTTGGAAAAGGTAGTGATGGAGCTAAAAAGTTATCTGATTCATTAGGAATGATAAAAAAAGTTGGAGTAGCTGCAGCAGTTTTATATGTTGGAAATAAAATAAAAGATCTGGGAAAGTTTGCAATAGAAAGTGCATCTAAAATGGATGAATTAGCAAATGTAACTCAACAAGTTTTTGAATCTTCTACAAAAGAAATTGAACAATGGGCGAGAACTATTGATAAGGAAGTAGGTAGAAGTATTTACCAAATGCAAAATTTTGCTAGTGTATATGGTTCAATGTTTAAAGGTGCAGGATTTGATACTTCATTTTTTAAACAAATATCTAAGGATTTAGCAACTTTCACTGCTGATTTTTCTTCTTTCTTTAATGTTACTGATGATGAAGCTTTTACAGCAATAAAAGGAGCATTAACAGGAGAAACAGAAGCATTAAAAAGATATGGATTAATTTTAAATGATACTACTATGGCGGAATATGCTTTATCTAAAGGTATAAAAGAAAAATGGCAAGAATTAGATACAGCAACAAAAATGCAACTAAGATATAATAAGTTAATGGAAATGACTACATACATTCAAGGGGATGCTAGTAGAACTATTGATGGATATGCTAACTCATTAAAGAAAGCAGAAGGATTAATAGATAATATTGCAACAGCTATGGGGCAAAAACTATTGCCATTTGCTACTAAAGTTGTTCATATGTTTAATGGAATAGCAGAAGCTGTAGATAACATGTTAAGTAAAAAATCAAGCACTGATTATTTATTTGATTTTGTAAAAGAAAAACAAAATCTAGATGATTTAAAAAATAGATATATAGAATTATCAAAAATGTATCTTGAAGGCTTAGGAACTCCCGAAAGTGAAAGAGAAAGAAATGAAATATATGAAAGATTATTAGCTATGTATCCTGATTTAATTGGTAAAATAGGGAAAGAGGCAGAAGCTTATTATAAAGTTGCAGAAGCCATTGAGGTAGTTATAAGACAACTAAAAGAAAAAGCATTGGCTGAATACGCTAGTGATAAATTTAAAGAAATTATTGCTGATACAGATAAAGATTTAAAAACTGTTCAAGAAAAGCAAAAAGAAAGAGAAGAACAAAGATTAAGATTATTAGCAGAAACTGGAGTTGATTATAGTAAAATAAGTCCAAGAAAACTAAAAAAAATAAATCAACTTTATGAAAAAGCTGCTAATGGAGATGAAAAAGCACAAGAAGAGTTAGGGAAATTAACTAGAAGATATGGTGGTGGAACAAAAAAAGGATTTGTTAAAACTGGAAGTGCAGGGATAATTGAATATGCTAATAATGAAAAAACCAGAAAAAATATAAGTGATGAAGCTCAAAGAAAAGCAGAGGAAAATTTAAAAAAAAGAACTGCTGAATTTGAAAGAGGCTATAACTCATTAGCAAATACTTTAGATGTGGTATCAAATTCAAATTTAAGCAAAACTTCTACAACAAGAGAATTTGAAAGAAATATTAAAGAGTTAAAAGGAAAAGTACAATCAACTAAAGATAAATATAAAGAAATAAATGAATTGGATAAAATAGCAACTGAAAATGCAGAACAAATATTATCTAATTGGAAAAATGGTAAATATAATAATGCTAATTTAAAAGAACTAAAAGAAATTTATAAAAAAATAGTAGCTTCTGGAATAGATCCTGTTACTGCTTCTGAAATTCATTCTAAAATAACTCAATTAGAATCTCTTGAAGGAAAAACAGGGAAAGTAGCTAAAGCAACTAAGGCTATAAAAGGTCATAGTAAATCAATAGCTAAAGATGTTAAAGATATCTATGGTGCATTTCAAAAAGATATGCAAAATCAGATAAACTATGATGATATTATAGGAACTTCTGATATAGATAAAATCAAAAATCAAATAAGTATTTTAAAAAGATATATAAAAGAAGCAGTTGATAATGGAAATATTGATTTAGCTAAAAGCTTGCAAGTTCAATTACAAGAAAAAGAATTTAAGATTAAAAAATTTGATATTGATGAAGCTTTAGAAGATGTTAAAGAAAAATTAGAAGATTTAGAAATAAATTTAAAAAAAGGAAAAATATCAGAAGAAAACTATCATGAGGAAAAAGCTAAAGTTCTTGGAGACTTAATAAAAACATATGAAAAGCATAATATTAACTTAGAAAATTTATCTGAAGAAGATGCTAAGTATTTAAGAGAAAATATTGAAATGGCAAAACAAAAGAAAAAAGCATCAGAAGATGAAGTAGAACATTTACAAGAAATAGCAATTAAATTAAAAAAAGTAAATGATTTAATAGATAGTATAAATATATTAGCTTCTAATTTCTCCCAATTAGGACAAGTTGCAGGAAGTAAAACAATAAGTAATGTTGGAAGTATATTAGGAAATTTTGCTAATATAGCAACATCTTATAAAAATTTTGACATGAAATCAATAACGAAAATGTTTTCAGGTGGAATAGATAGTTTTACTTCAGGAATAACATCTATAAGTTCTATTGTTGGAATAGCAACTGGGGGATTAAGTATTGTTAAAACTTTAGGATCAGCATTAGGTTTTGGAAAAGGTAAAAAGAAAGCTGCTGAAATAGATAAAAGAAATCAAGAAAATACAAATAGATATAATGAGCAGATAAAAGCTATGCAAACTTTGACAGAAGTATTAAAAAGAAATAATGAAATAGTAAAGAGTTTTTCAGATAAAGTACTTACTGATATTTCTAAAAATCCAACACTTTCTTATATTTCAAGTGGCAATAGAAACATTGACTTATTTAAAGATGCTATGTTAAGTGGAAAACATTTCAATGATATTTCTGCGTTAGAAAAAGGGTCATCTAAGTACAGAAAAGGTTTTAGGAAGAAGAGAAAAGATACATATACTTCTGTAAATATTGGAGAAGCACAGTTATTAAAATATTTAGGTTTTGATAAAACAGAGTTAGATGCTTTTTCTGATGGAGAAATAAGGCAATTAAATAATATTTTAAAAAATATATCTCATAATGATTTAGTGAGAGCAACTGGAAGGAATTTAACTGAATCTAATTTAGAAGAATGGAAGAAACAAATATCTGAGTTTGTATCACAATTAGATTTATTGGAAAGAGAAAAGAAAGATTTATTTAGAGTTTCAACTCTTGAAAGCTTTACTGGAATAGATTATTTATCTGAAAAGAAATTAATTGAAGAATACACTGAGCAATTTAAAAAAATGGGACTTGTTGGAGAGCAATACAATTCTACTATTAAAGAAATGGCTAAAAATAACCAAGTTTTAGTTACTGCTATGCAAGATGTAAGAGCTCAAACGATTGAAGGTTTAGCTAGTGGTAATGGTGGGTTTGTAACATCAATGAAAGGTTATTTTGAAAAAATATTTAAAAATGCAAGTTCAATTGCTTATGATGTAGCTTTTTCTGATTTAGATAGTTATTTTAATGAAGAATTTCAAAAAATTTCTGAAAAGATGGTTAACATTAAGAAAAGTGGAAGGTTAGATTTTAATGATTTACTTACTGGAGTAGACTTTAATAAGTTAAAATTAGCTGAAGGAATAGAAACTCAAGCTAAAAAATCTATTGATACAATTAAACAATTTTTATTAAATAGAGGTATTGATATTTCTATTATTAATAAAATACTTCCAAATTCAGATTTTAATGATAAATTAAATGATATGAAAAATGCTTTAAGTACTGCAATGAATGATGCTCAAAAAGAAAAGAAATTTGATACTTTTTCAAAAACTTTAGGAGAGTCTTTATATGAAAGTACAAAAGCTAGTTTAATAAAAGCATTTTCTGAAAGTTCTGTATATCAAGGTTTAATATCTAAGTTTGTTAATACTCAAGATATGAAAGCAGAGATAGAGAAAGTTGGAACATTTGAAGGAGCATTTAACATCATCAAAAATAAACTAAAAGATTTTGGTTATAGATTAGAGAGTAATGGACTAGGTGGATTTGATGCTATAAATAATAAAGATAGCATTGAAAATCAACTAGGGAATGCTTATTATCAGGATAAATCTTCTAATGTAGAAATTAAAGTTACTAATAATTTCTATGAAAAGGTTTATGGAGTGGATGATTTAGAAGGTAGAATTTTAAAAAGTGTGAATATAGGTATAGAAGCTTGGACTAAAAAGCCAAAAGTAGCACCATAGGAGGAATAAATGCAAAAGTTGAGTATGGAAATAGATAGTCATCTATATGTGGCTAAAATAACTAATATATCTAAGAATAACGATATAACAGAGTATATAGATAGTTGTAATATTACTTTACCTAAAGCAAATGAAATTTCTTCTATGGAAGCTAATTTTATTCTTGATGAAAAGTTAGTCGATACAGGAAATGAAGTTAAAATAGAAATTATTGATGAAGTTGGAAATATCTTATATACACTGGAAGGAATGGCAACTCTTGAAAAAAGAAATAAGAGTTATACAGGGAATGAAACCTGGACCTATTCTATAAAAGATAGTTATGAAAAGTTATTTGATAAGGTAGTACCTGAAACAATGGTTTTCTTTGACTTATTTTTTTGTAATGTAAATGATAAAAGTAATTCTTTACTTCATATTGTAGCAAATAAATTAGGTTTTAGAGAGGACCAGGTTGATTTTAAAGACATAATATTTAATGATGGGAGCTTAATAAGAGTTCCCTTTGTTTTATTTGAGCAGGATGAAAGATGGGTTGATATTTTACAAAGATTTATAAAAGCTACAGATAGTATTTTATATATAAAAGATAAAAAGCTTTTTTCAAGACAAAAAAGTTTTAATGTCAATGAGGATTTGAGACTCAATAAAACTAATATTATAACTGAAATTGAAGAAGCTTTTAATTCTAATTTATATAATGGAATTCGTGTAACTTATGATAGATTTTTGAAGTTAGATAATCGTGTAGTATTTGATTTATCTCAAAAAATAATAGTTGATAAAAATAAACCTGTAGGCAGTCAAGATATTCAAAGTATGAAAATAAGTTATTCAACTTCCAGTGTTGCTAATCCTACTTTAACAAAAGCAACGGCTTATTATTTTATTAGAGAAGACGATGTAAATAGTAAAGTTGATATTTTACTTGTGAAAGGAACTCATTATACAGTTGAGGAATGGAAAGAAACACAGGCAATAGTTAAATTTTTTAATCCTTATCCTTATAAACTATATATAGAAAACTTTGAAATAAAAGGGCTTCCACTTGTGAAATATGAAAATAATGAGTCAGTTATTAAAAATCTAAATATTATAGAGAAAAATCAAGAAAACTTTGTATCTATACAAAAAAATAGAGAAGTTCAAACTGAAAAACTTGCTAAACACATAGCATTATCTGAGTATAGAACACAGATATTAAATAATAAAACTTTTAATTTCAGCACTCATTTTTTAAAAGATATTGAACTAGGGGAAGTTTATAACTTAGAGATTGAAGATATTGATACTATTGTGAGAGTGACAAATATTCAAATATCTTTAAAACCAGCTGAATTTGAAATGAGAATAGAATGTAATTGTATTGAAAATGATGATAATTTTATATACTCTAGTACTTTATCAGGAAAAAGTAATAATAACTTTATAGATTTAAAATCTCTTGAAGAAAAGATAGATGAAAATAGTAAAAATCTAAAAGTTTTAGATAGAGATGTAAGGAGTAAGCTTTTTAAACAAAAAACAGAACCTAATTTAGCAGATGTAAAAGAAAATGATATTTGGCTTAATCCTGATACAAATGTCTGGAAGAAATTTTATAACGGAGGATGGAACTCTATATCTGAAACAGAAATTTTACCATCTATGAAAATGTATAACTCTATTGATGGAAATATTATAAAACTACAAGGAACAGCTGATAAGGTTGGAGCATATCTTTTAAATGAAGGTGAGAAATTTGGAAGTCTTAATGGAGAACTTGCACATGTAACTTTTGATAAATTAGGACAATTTGAAGCAGAAAATCCTAATAATAGAGTTGCTTTAAATATTAAAGATCCAGCTAATCCTAGTGTAGTAACTTCTCAAATATTACTTGGAGTTACTGATATTACAGATGAAAAATACAAAGATGTATCTTTTCAAGTAGGAGATGAAGCTACAGGGCATTATATTCAATTCAAAAATAATCAAGCTAAAGTTGTTGAAGCTGGAAAAAGTATAACTGATTTAAATACTTCATTAGAAAATGGAGATTTTACTATAACTGGTAGAACCAATTTTGATGGTTCTGCTAGGTTTATTAGTCGTGGAACAAATGAAGTTATAACTATTGCTAATGGTGCTATTGATTTTTACAGAGATGGACAAAGACTAACAAGAATTAAAAATATTAGATATGGGACCATAGCAACTGATAGTTCTGGAAGTGGAGTTGTGAATTTTGAAGGTTTTAAGCAACCTATGATAGTCCTTCCAACTATAAAATCTGCAAATTTTGGAAAGAATATGGCAAGTATATTTTGTTATGCTGAGCATTTAAGTGGAGTTTCATATCGTTTCTTTATAGGTGGAACAAATGAAAACTATAGAGATGCTAATGCTATTAAAGCTATGGGGACTAGTTGGAGTACAAATAATGCATTTGTCACAACACTTTTAGGTATAACAGGTTATTTAGATGGGAAATACTATAAAGGTAGCTATAAAGAACTTGGTGTAAATATAAAAGAAACAACAAAGAATGGGGAAAGAAAAGCAATCTTAAATGTTTTAAAAGTACCATCATTTAATGTAAAAGTTAAAAGAAATGGGGAAGTTATCTTTGATAAGAATTATTCTATTAATATAAATCATAAAGAACTACCTTATCGAATAGAGTATAGTATAAATCCATTAAGTATTGATGTAAATTTTAATATTCTAAAAAAATTTACAAATAGAACAAATATTACTTACACTTTAGAAATTACAATTTTAGAAAGTAATTTAGAAGTAAGTGGAGAATTTTATACTTCACATGGAAATAATGTTGGAAAAGATCCATCAGGGATAAAATATGAATATTATCAATATAGAGGCGTTATATATAGTATAAACAACTCATCTTTTAAGAACTTATCGATAACTGCAAGTGCAGAAACTTCAACAATATCATCTGCAACTGGAAGTGGAGAAGTACAATACATAGCAATGGAGGTCGATTAATATGTATTTTTATTTGAATAAAGAAAATTTGTTAAATGGAGAAGTAGTAATTGTTTTTCAGACAGAAAATCAAATACCAAATTATAAGGAAATAATAAACTTTGGAGAATTAGTAGAGTTTAAAGGTGATAATATCCCAGCTGTCTGGGAATATTCAAAATCTGAAGATATTTTATATGATATAAATGATAAGCCTAGTCCTTATCATGTATTTAAAAATAAAAAATGGATAGTTGAAGATAAGGACGGGTTTAAAGAGTATTGCAATACAAAAATTAACACAATTAAGAATGAAATACTTGATTATGGATTTGATTATGAAGTAAATAATGTAAAACATAGGCAGAAATGCAGGGTAAAAGATATAACTTTTATGGCAATTACTGCTCTTGTTATGTTTCTTGTAAAGACATTCTTACATAAAGATATAACAAGAACATGGTATTTTGAGGATGATTTTGGATATGAAATGGATATGGTAAAGTTAGTTCAATTAATGTTTTATGGAAGCAACTTTGTTCAATCTGTATACGATACAGAGAACTTTTTTAAACTATTAGAAGAACCTAAATTAATAAATAAAGATGACTATTTAGTTAAAATTAAAGAATTTATGGCAGGTGGTAACTAATGGAGCATATAACAAATGTTTTAGTTTATTCTAATCGTTGTGAAGTTCTAGATAGTCATGTGTTTACAGTTGGAGATAAAGGTTTTCCACATATAAGACTTAAATTTATTTATATGTTTGGAGCAGAAACACTCGAGGGAAAGCAATTAGAACTTAAATACATACTTCCAGATAAAAGTTATCAAGTTGAAACAATATCTGTAACTGGTGAAAATGAAGTATTATTTCCTATCCATTATAGTGTTTTTGTTAATGGTGGTTGGACTACTCTAAAAATAACTATTGTGGAGGGTGCAAATAGAATAACTTTAGATGACATAATTATAAAGACTAAAAAACTAGAAGCCGAGCAAGAGTTCCAACATAAAGATGTTAAAGCTATTGTTCAAACTGAAATAACTAAAATATCTAAAAAAATAAAAGAATTTGAAGAAGAAACAAAGATTGAACTTAATACTTTAAAAACTAATCTATCTCAAAATCTAGAAACAGAAAAAAATTCTAGTATTGAAGCATTAAAAGAAGCATACACTAATGAAATGAAAAAGTTAGATGTTGATGTGAAAAAAGTTGTAACAAAATATTTAAAAGAAAATACAGATACATTTAATGGAGAAATAACGGCATTAACTAATTTAGTAAATAATAAAGAAAATGCTTTTAGTAAAAATACAGCTTTTAATAAAAATTTTGGAACAACAGCAGATACAGTTTTAGAAGGAAATAAGTTAGATGAAATAAATGAAAAATTTAAAACTGTTAATAATGGAATAGATGCTAAGTTTAAAGGTGTTGCTGGAGGTAAAGTAAATCTTAATTTTATTCAAGATCCAGGAGAAAAAATTGAAGGTGAATATTATTTAGATAAAACTTCAGGGAAATTACATAGATGTATTAAAAGAACATCTAGTACTGTTAATTCAGCTGAATATTTTAAAGATTATTCATTAGAAGCTATTATAAAAAATCTTGAAAGTTTAACAGAAACTGGTAGTAATGAAAAAGGAAGTTGGTTCAAAGATAAAAGAACTGGATTGATTATACAATGGGGATTTATAAATTTAACTGTTACAAAGCAAGATTATGAAGAACACTTTATAGATTTACCAATCCCTTTCCCTAATAGTTCATATAATACATCTGCTGCAAGAAATTATTACTACCATGATATAAGTGATGGTAAATGGAGTTGTGTTCCTATTTCAAACAATAAAATAAAAATTTTAACATCTGGATTTACATCTAATTTGGGGAAATTTGATGGATATTTTTGGATAGCGATAGGAAAATAAAATAGAGGTAGTTTACTATAGCTACCTCTTTTTAAATGTGTTATATGACTTCTCAGAAGGTCATTTTTTTAAGGAGGTATATATGTTTGTTTTATCACAAGCAAGCTTAGATAAATTGAAAGGTGTACATCCAAACTTGATTAATTTTTTTAAAGAATTAATTTTAATAAGCCCTTGGGATTTCAGAATTTTAAGAGGTGTAAGTACACCAGAAGAACAAAATAAGTTGTACCAGCAAGGTAGAACTATAAAAGGATTAAAAGTAACAAATTGTGATGGATTTAGAAAAAAGTCTAATCATCAAATCAAATATGATGGTCTAGGTTATGCAGTTGATATTGGGGTTATAATTAATGGAATTTATAAAGGAACTTGGAAAGACTTCCATTATTATCAAGATATCTACAATATAGCTAAAAACAATGGACTATTGCAAAAATATAATATTGAGTGGGGTGGAAATTGTTGGAAATCATTTAAGGATGCTCCACACTGGCAAAT